GGTAGATTTGGTGGCGGAGGTGGAGATAAGAAGGAGAAAGAGAAAAAGGAAAAGAAAAGTGAAAAGAGGCAGTATGATTCCAATAATCCTAAGCATAGACTTAAATCGGACGTATTAAAACAAAGAGCAGAGAGACAAGCAGAACTTAATAAAAAAAATAAATTCAAAACAAAATATAGATTTGCAGTTCCTATTGCAACTGGTGGAAGATTTAATACCTCTCAAGCATCTGGTCCCAATCAAGTATCTTCATGGAAACCAGTAGGAACGAATCCAACTGGCGGCACTAAGTTACAGAGAACTAAATTCATTGGAGATCCTACAGGTGATGGCTCAACTGGACGTACAGTTAATACTAAAAAATATGATAGATTCTTTGGACCAGGTGGAAAATATGCACCAAAGGGAGATGGGTCCACAACAATAGTACCAAGTTCCATAGGTAGAATGTATCAATCATCTTAAGCATATATTATCTGATAAATAAAATATAGGTTGTAGTAGAGATGAAAACTTTTTCAGAATTCATTGCAGAATCAGAACAACAGTCAGGTGCTCTTGCTGCACATTTAGCAAGGACTGCTGGTGACAGAGCATCACAGTCTGGAACTGTTGGTGGAACTGAAAAGAAGTTTGTGAAAAGACCCTCACTTGGTTTAAAACGTCCTACACTCCCATCATTTAAGAGAAAGGATAAGATAAAAGATAAAGGACCAAGAAAACCAGCACCATATGGAAGTGGACCAAGACCACAAAAGGCATTACCTGGATCACGTGATGATGTACAAAAAGTAAATGTGAAGGTTGAAAAACCAGCAGAGAAGAAACCAGCACTAAAACCTGCTGCTGACAGACCAGCATTGAAACCTGCTGCCTCAAGCACATCCATTGCTAAGAGATCATCACAGAGTATTAGAAATGCTGGTAAGAATACAGCAGGATCTGTTCAGAGAGCAAGAGTAAGAGTTGAACCTCAACAAAGACCTGCACTGCAACCTGCTGCTAAGAGACCAGCACTAAGACCTGCAGCAGAAAGAGGTAAGATAAAACCAGCAGCATCAAGACCTGCACTTCCTGCTGGTTCAGGGAAATCAATATCACCAATGATAAGAGCAGCAGCAAAGCAAGCAGCACTCAAAGCAGCACAACAGAGAAAGGCACTCCCTGCCTCAAATCAAAAAGCACTTCCTCCTGCCAGATCATAAAGTGTCCACTACCCTCTGAACCAATAGGGTTTTTTGGTATGATATGGGGACACAGGCAAAAACTATGGTCAATTACGTAATCAAGTCTCAACTTGCCAAACTCCTTGCCACTGAAGATATTGTTGTAGAGCATAGGAGCATTCGCACTGCTCAGTTTGATGTAGAGAAGCGTGTCCTGACTCTCCCTCTCTGGGATAAAGCATCAGGTGTTGTATATGATATGTTAGTTGGGCATGAAGTTGGACATGCACTATTCACCCCCAATGAGTGGGACTACACAGTGCCTCGTCAGTTTGTCAATGTGACAGAGGATGCACGCATTGAGAAACTCATGAAGCGTAAGTATCCTGGTATCTCTAAATCTTTCTTTGGTGGATACAAGGAACTAGCTGATGATGACTTCTTTGAACTTGAGGGTCAAGATGTTAGCAAAATGAATTTTGCTGATCGTGTCAATCTGTATTTCAAGATTGGTAATTTCATCAATATCTCTTTCAATTCTAAGGAACAAGATATTGTAGACATGGTTGCAGAGGCAGAAACTTTTGCTGATGCAATTCTTGCTGCTGAGATGATGTACAAATATTGTAAAGATGAAGCAAAGTCAAAATCTGAGGCAAAAGAGGATGAATCTTCCCCAGTGCCAGGATCACAATCACAGTCTAGTCCCTCAGGTTCAAGTCAAAATATAGATGATTCTGATGATTCTGATGAGTCTGAAGAGGATGGTCAACAACAAGAGAAAAAAGGTGAAGAGAATGTTGATGACTTTGAAGATGACATCCAAGTAGAAACTGATGAGGCATTCTCTCAGGGCACTCAAGATTTGAATGATCTTGATCCAAATCATGTTGATAATATTTACTGTGAAGTCCCAGATGTCAATCTAGAGAATGTGATTGTATCTAATCAAGAGATTAAAGATACTCTGAAAGATTACTGGGCAGAGCAACTTAAGCCTATGACATTTCCTAATGGTCATGTAGGTGTTGTTGCATCTTTTGAAAACTGTGATGATAAGTATAATCAATTCAAAAACTCAGCACAGAAGGAGGTAAACTATCTTGTCAAAGAATTTGAAACACGCAAGTCTGCAGATGCTTATGCTCGCTCTTCTACTAGTAGGACTGGAGTGCTTGATACAGCTAAATTACATACTTATAAGTTTAATGAAGACCTGTTCAAGAAAGTCACTGTAACACCTGATGGTAAAAATCATGGGTTGATTTTCATTCTTGATTGGTCTGGATCAATGGGTGATTATCTTATTGATACTCTTAAGCAGATGTACAATCTTATTTGGTTTTGTGATAAAGTAAACATTCCCTTTGATGTTTATGCATTCACTAATCATTATGGTAATGCTGATCCTGATTCTCCTAATATGAAGAGTGAGGTTGGCAAACTTTATGTTGATGATCAATTTAAGTTACTTAATTATGTGACTAGTGGTGGCACAAAAGCAGATTTGAATACTCAATTGCTCAATCTGTGGAGGTTGGCATATGGATATTGCTATTGGTCTGGATTTACAACTCCTGCTGAATTCAGCCTTTCTGGCACACCACTCAATGAGTCAATAGTTTGCCTTCACAAGATCATTCCTGCTTTCAAGAAAAAGCATAATATTCAGAAAGTTCAGTGTGTGGTCCTTTCTGATGGTGAAGCAAATGCTCTGCAATTTCTTGATACATATAATCACTTTGCTACTGGTGAACTCAAAATTGCTCCAAAGCAAATGAGAAGTAATGTCCATATTCGTAATCGTAAAACAGGTTATACCTACAAGGTTGGATACACTCATCATGGATTTACACAAATGTTGCTTGATGATCTGAAGCAATCCTTTCCCAATACTAATTTTGTTGGTATTCGCTTGATTGCTCCAAGAGATTTCAGGAGTTTCATTTCTAGGTATAATCCTGTAAATGAGGATCAGCTCAAGAAGTATAGGAAAGATAAGTTCTGCAGTATCAAAGGATCTGGATATCATTCTTATTTTGCCATGTTGACTAGTGCATTGAGCAATGATGTAGACTTTGATGTTGATGAGGGAGCATCCAAGGTCAAAATCAAGAGTGCATTCATCAAGAGTTTGAAGTCCAAATCTCTAAATAAAAAGGTGTTAGGAGAATTTATTTCTTTGGTGGTATGAAGACATTCCAGGAATTTGTGTTAGAATGTAATTCTGTTCAGGAGTCATCTCTGAACAGAATCAGAGCAAAGTCACAGAAAGGTGGAACTGCCATTGTCTCTGCTGAGAGAGGTAACAAATCTTCAGCAGAGAATAGAGCAAGATCACAACAAATGGATCGTGACATTCGTGGAAAAGGTCTTCCTGGTGCCACCAAAGTATCAGGTAGATATGATGAGAGAGGTGATGATGGCAAAACTACAAAAGTAAAAGAGCGTAGTCATGTTGTCAGCTCTGGTAAGATGGGTAAGAGAAAGTTTAGTAAGGCTGTCAAGTCACTTGGTAAAAAGTATGGACAGGACTCTGTTCTGATTCAAAAGAAACCAGGTGGTAGTGCATCACTACAGGCTACAAGAAAAGGTGGACTGGGTGGTGCAAAGAGCATAAATGTTGGTAAGATGCAACCAGGTAAAACTGGTGAGGCAGATACCAAAATCAAAGGTAAAACATTCACTTATGGTTGAAAATCTTCATTATGAAAAAATCTAAATTGAAACTCAAGCACATTGTCCTTGAAGACACCAAAGAGGTGCTAGTGGTTGTCAATAGTGCTATCACTGCTATGGGAGTCAGTGCCATCGTGAAACAGCACTATCCTGGATATACTGCCAGGATCATCTCTGAAAAACTACTACCAACAAAAGACAGTTAACTAACTGTCCACTGGGGGGTCACAAGACCCCCTTTCTGCTGTATTATTATTCTATTGAGACAAACAACCAATGGGACTTTCCACTGAGTCAATCAAAGCATCACTTCAAAGCACATATGGCACTGAGTTTGTGACAGCAGACATTCGTGCCTGGTGTACCATGAATGATGTGTCATATCAGACAGTTGCTAAAAAGTTAAAAGAATATAATGTTGGACGTGGTAAGTGGAATCTAGAAGTCACCAAGGATACTGTTAAAGAATTGGAAGTATCATTTAACTCTCCCTCTGTAGAACCACCAACTCAAGACAACCTTATCCCTCAAAAAGATGATACCTTCGTCAAGTTTGGTCCTTTTAGTGATATTAAAAAAATTATTGAGTCCAATCTATTCTATCCAACGTTCATTACAGGTCTATCTGGAAATGGCAAAACGTTCTCTGTTGAGCAAGCGTGTGCTCAACTCAAGAGAGAAATAATTCGTGTAAACATCACCATTGAAACTGATGAGGATGATCTTATTGGTGGCTTTCGTCTTGTTGATGGGGCAACTGTATGGCATAATGGACCTGTCATTGAAGCACTCCAAAGAGGAGCAATCCTGCTACTGGATGAAATTGACCTTGCTTCAAACAAAATCCTCTGTCTCCAATCCATTCTTGAAGGCAAAGGTGTGTTTCTGAAGAAGATTGGCAAGTATGTCAGTCCCAAGAGAGGTTTCAATGTCATTGCCACTGCTAACACCAAAGGTAAAGGATCTGATGATGGTCGTTTCATTGGCACCAATGTTCTCAATGAAGCATTTCTTGAGAGGTTCCCTGTAACTCTAGAGCAAAGCTATCCTTCTCCTGCGACTGAGGTGAAGATGCTCCTGCTGCACTCTGCCAGTGTTGGTTGTCATGATGAGAAGTTTGTTCAGAAGTTGGTTGATTGGGCTGACATCATTCGCAAGACCTTCTATGATGGTGGCATTGATGAATTGATCAGCACACGTCGTCTTGTTCACATTGTTCGTGCCTATAGTATCTTCAATGATAAGGCAAAGGCAATTCAAGTCTGTGTCAATCGCTTTGATGATGAGACCAAGCAAGCATTCTTGGAACTGTATGATAAGGTTGATGCAGACTTTGAGATGCCTGCAGCAGATAATGTTGTCAAACTAGTAAAGGAGTGATATAATTATGGTAAATGCCTGGAGTTTCTTACACGATGAAATTATGAATGACTCACCACCTGCCTCTAGTGCATCAAGTGATAGAATCACTGATGCCACTGAAAAAGATTACGAAGATTTTTGGGAGAGCAATGGAGTGACTGTCAGTGGATCTAGTAATCTCTTTTTAGATTCAGAATATAACATTGATAGTTTGGGTGGAGATCGTATTTCACTCAATCAATTCCAAATTGACTTGAATAATGAAGAATCAAATATGACTAACTCAGTTTATATTCCTGACCTTCCCAATGCACCAGATAATAACAATGGTCGTTGGAAGTATCATGAGGATGTAATCCTTAAAGAAATTAAAGAATATCTTGGAGGGACCTATAGGTCTCATTATGCATCTCCTGAATCAAAGACTCAAACACTTGATCTGATTGAAGGTATTGGTGATGCAGAACCATTCTGCAGATCTAATGCTATCAAGTATCTTTCTCGCTTTGGTAAGAAAGAAGGAAAGTCTAAACAGGACATTCTTAAAGCTATTCACTATTGTATTCTTCTCTATCACTTTGCTGGACTCTGTAATGAAAATTCGCAACCTTATGAAACTTTCTGATAAAACAACACTTCTTCTCAAGAATTTCTCATCCATCAATCAGTCCATCCTGTTCAAGAGTGGTAACAAATTGCGCTCTATGTCTGTGATGAAAAATATTCTTGCTGAGGCAACTATTCAAGAAGACATTCCAAAAGATTTTGGAATCTATGATCTGAATCAATTTCTCAATGGATTGTCTCTTCATCAAAGCCCTGCACTTGACTTTGCTAATGATGAGTATGTTCTTATCAAAGAAGGCAAGATGCGCTCAAAGTATTTCTTTGCTGACCCATCTGTGATTGTTGGTCCTCCTGACAAACCCATTGTCCTGCCATCTGAGGATGTTTGTTTTGTCCTGTCATCTCAACAACTTGAGAAACTGAGGAAAGCATCATCCATCTATCAACTGCCTGATGTATCAGTCATTGGTGCAAATGGTGTGATCAAGTTGGTTGCTAGAGATAAGAAGAATGATACCTCTAATGATTTCTCTATCATTGTTGGTGAGTCTGATGAACAATTCACATTCAACTTCAAGGAAGAGAATCTGAAGATCATTCCAGATACTTATGACGTTGTAGTTTCATCTAAACTTCTCTCTCGCTTCAGTAGTCAGAATTATGATCTCACCTACTATATTGCGCTTGAACCTGACTCCACCTTCGGTTGATGTAATTTTAAGAATCATAGGCAGTGCTGGTGTCATTATTGCCTATTTTATTGTTCTACATGTTAATGTAGTTCTAGGAGTTGCATTGCATTTTGTTGCAGATTTAATATCAATTCCATATTTCATCAAGACAAAATCTTGGGATGTGGTTATAATGTTATCATTCCTACTGACAATCAGTCTATCTAAATTGCTATGAATATCTTTGTGACTGACCCAAATCCAAGGGTTTGTGCCAGGGCATTGCCTGACAAGCACATAGTCAAGATGCCTCTTGAGACCTGTCAGATGCTGTCTATAGTGGCATCAGAGAAGTGGGGTCATGGATTTGGAACCCTGCCTAAGATTGATGGGACACCCTACTCCACTGAGAAGGGTGCCTTTAGACGTCACCCCTGTACTATTTGGGCAGGTGAGTTTGTGCTGAATTGGAGGTGGTTGATTCAGCATGGATTGGCACTGTGTGAGGAGTATAGTGAAAGGTATGGTAAAATACACTCTTGTCTGCGACCCCTTGCTCATGCAAATCAGATCTTTCCTTATGGTGATCCTGCTGGACGTTCAGGTAAAGAACCAACACCATTTGTCAGGGCAATGCCTGATGAATTCAAATTAGATGATAGTATATCTACATTTGATGCATACAAGATGTATATTGCATCAAAACCTTGGGTGAAGGATAATTATGTACGCATCCCATCACGCAAACCAGATTGGATTTAATTATGAGTGAAGAATTTGTATGGGTTGAAAAGTATCGCCCTAAGAAAATCAGTGATTGTATTTTACCAACAAATATTAAGAAGACATTTCAAGATTTCCTAGATAAAGGGGAGGTTCCCAATCTTCTTCTGGCAGGTCCTCCAGGATGTGGTAAGACCACAGTTGCAAAAGCTTTATGTGAAGAATTAGGAGCAGACTATTATGTCATCAATGGATCAGATGAGGGAAGATTCCTCGAGACTGTCAGAGTCAATGCGAAGAATTTCGCTTCGACCCTCTCACTTCAAGCAAGTGCTAAACACAAAGTCGTTATCATTGATGAAGCTGACAACACAACCCCAGATGTTCAACTCTGCCTACGGGCATTTACTGAGGAGTTCATTGGCAATTGCAGATTCATCTTCACCTGCAACTACAAAAACAAAATCATATCTCCCCTCCATTCTAGATGCGCAGTCATTGACTTCTCAATCAAAGGAAAAGATAGACAAGAGTTGGCAGCTGCGTTTTTTGCAAGAATTAAAGAAATTCTTGTTTTAGAGAAAGTAGAATCAGAACCTAAGGTTCTTGCAGAACTTATCAATAAACACTTTCCTGATTGGAGAAGAGTCCTGAATGAGTTGCAGAGATACTCAGCAGGAGGTAAGATTGACTCAGGTATTCTTGCAGCATTCACCAATGTTCAGACTAATGAACTTTTTAGGAGTCTTAAGACAAAAGACTTTTCTAAGGTACGTAAATGGGTTGTTGATAATCTGGACAATGATCCTGTTGTACTTCTTAGGAGCATTTATGATGGTTGTTATACATCCATGGAAGGTTCTGGAATTGCTGCTGCTGTGCTTATCATTGCTAAGTATCAGTATCAGTCTGCCTTTGTTGCTGACCAAGAAATAAATATGCTTGCCTGTCTAACAGAAATCATGGTGGAGTGTGAATTCAAATGATTACACAAGAACAAGCAGAAAGGATTATAGCTTCCAATTATCTGAGAGATGCTGTAGAATTGCTGGGAGGCACTATTCAATATCAGGAGGTCCTGGACTCCAAAGGTAAATCTGCAAAACGTATTATCATTACTTACAATGAAGAACAAAAAGCATCAAATTAAATCATCTCACTACTATCTGTTCTGGGGCATTTGCACTGTTGCTGTTGTTGCAGTTCAAATCTATGTTGGATCAGGTTATCGTCAAATGTCTGAATCTGTAAACTATGCTGTGGAGACTCTAAAATGAAATTTCTTTTACCACTTTTGGGATTGATGATGGCAGCACCTGCTATCTCTGGAGGTCCTGTTTATGGTCATGTAAAGCATGGTCATGGTCATGGGCATCATCATCATGGCAAGACACACAAGCATTACCACACCCACTTCAAGACTGGTGTGACTCATACTCACAAGCACAGGCATGGTCATGGGCATGGACATCATGGCACCAAGCACTATCATGTAATTCCATCCTGGTTGTTCAGAGTCACAATCCACTAGTATGAAATCTTTGAAAACACCTCTTCGTTATCCTGGTGGCAAATCTAGAGCACTAACAAAAATATTTTCACATGTTCCTGATCTCTCAGGATATGATGAATATCGTGAACCATTTGTTGGTGGAGGATCAGTAGCAATTCATATTTCCAAGATGTATCCTAAGATGGACATCTGGGTCAATGATCTCTATCCTCCACTAGTCAATTTCTGGCAACAACTTCAAGCAAATGGTAAGAGGATGAGAGATAAACTCACTGAACTTAAGTCAAGGTATCCAGAACCTGCATCAGCAAGGGGATTGTTTCTTGAATCTAAGCAATATCTTCATACTAGTGAAGATCCATTCTGGACAGCAATCAGTTTTTATATTGTCAATAAGTGTTCTTATTCTGGTCTGACAGAATCATCATCTTTCTCAAAGATGGCATCAGACAATAATTTTTCACAAAGAGGAATTGATAGACTTCCTGCTTTTTCTCAGATCATTAAGAACTGGACAATCACTAACACCACATATCAAGATGTGATATTTGATGAGCAATCAGAGAGAAAGGCATTCATTTATCTGGACCCACCATATGATATCAAGGATAATTTGTATGGTAAGAAAGGAGATATGCATAAGGGTTTTAATCATGATGACTTTGCCAATGATTGTGTCAACTGTTCCTTTGATTCAATAGTCAGTTACAATTCAGATCAACTTATCAAAGATAGGTTTGAAAATTGGAGCATGGCAGAGTATGATCATACATACACTCTCAGGTCTGTGGGACAATATATGAGAGAGCAGAAAGACAGAAAAGAACTTCTACTTTTTAATTATGGAACTGAAAGATTGGCTCAACTCAATTAATTTTTCTAAGGAAGACCTAACTGATCATATAAAAGAATATCCTCCCTTTATCATCAACAGATGCATGTCTGGTCATATGGATACAATCATGTATGCCAATGAAATGAATAAGCATCACTTCCTAGATAAAGACATGCAATATTCTTTTTATCTAAATATTGTCAGGAAAAGGAAGAGATTCTCTCCTTGGATTCGTAAAGATAAAAATTCTGATTTAGAGTTTGTTAAACAATACTATGGATATAGTACTGAAAAAGCATCTCAGATCATGAAAATCCTATCTAATGAACAAATTGAATTTATCAAAAAACGACTTGACAAAGGTGGAAAACAATGACTCAGACAACTGAACCTCAGGTTAATTGGTCTCAAGACAAAATGATTGAGGTTAGATTGAATGAACCAGATGATTTCTTGAAAGTAAGAGAAACTCTGACAAGGATTGGTGTCGCTTCTCGCAAGGAAAAGAAACTTTACCAATCTTGCCATATTCTTCATAAGCAGGGTAAATATTACATAGTACACTTTAAGGAGCTGTTTGCCCTTGATGGGAAGTACGCTAATCTTACTGTCAATGATGTTCAGCGTAGGAATCGTATTACTCGCCTGCTTGCTGATTGGGGTCTCATATCTGTTGTGAGTGAGGACACCATCCTTGACATTGCACCACTGAATCAGATCAAGGTGCTTCCTTACAGAGATAAGAATGAGTGGACCTTGGAGCAGAAGTATAATATTGGTAAGAAGGGGAAAACTCAAGAGACTGAATAAATATTTCAAAAAATAAATGGCAAAAACAATTTCGGTTAATGCCCAAACTGTAAGTGATTATTTGAC